TTCCAGATCGAGGAGCCAGAGTGATCGTGACGGGCGTTAACCCTTACCTCTGCGCCGTTAGGGAACCTTAGCGCGATCCTGGCCTCCGAGGATTTATAAAGGGCGTTTTGTTGTTTAGCGATCCACTTTAGAGGGTCGCCCGATCCAGACCATAGGTCGTGGTTGCCACCAATCATGTAGAGCCATTCGCAGCGGTTAACGAACCACTCTGCAATACGCCATGCCTGTGCAGCCGAGGTGCTTTGGTCGGCATAGAGACGGGCTAATCGACCGCACCAGTTGTTCGTCGTATCGCCTACGTTACAGGCAAATAGTCCCTCGGTTCGGTTAACGAGAGCCGTATGTCGCTCGATAGCCTCGATATCGCAACCGTCGTCGTCAACGTGCGGGTCGCCAAAGTGCAGCAGTCCGATAGGGCCACCGATCTTTATGCGAATCGGGATAAGTTTAGAGGCTTCCTCATGTTCGCGCTTGTGGGCAAACTTGCGCTTGCGTTGCTCGATCAGTTCCTCGATAGGAACGTCATCTTCGGGAAGCGGGGTAAACTCAAAGCCTCTCGGAGCGTCGACATTTCTACCTTGGTAGGTCGTACCTTCTATCTTAATGCCTCGCTTCTTCATCTTAGCGAGTCGGGCGAGGAAGGCTCGATAACTTATGCCCAGGTCTTTAGCCGCCTCATGCCGCACCCAGTTATGTTTAATCAAAGCATTAACGATTTTTTCGTCACTTGCCTTTTCGTTTATCACTTTTCACCTTTTTGCAAACGACCTTGATGCCAAGTTCCTTTCGGCGTTCATCGGTCAGTTTATCGTCGCGTATTCCACTCCATTCAAGATGCCCGTCGACGATACGAAATTGCTCTTTGTGAACTAACGCACAGTCGCAGCACTCGGTATAGTTATATCCTTTTACGCGATACCAACTTCCCTCGTACATTTGTATGGAATGTACTTTCTTGTTTTTAACCGGCATAAAGTCTTCGCTCATCGTTGCGTCTAATGACTAGGCCACGCAAGACTTTTCCTCCCGCCTTAGTCCACTTAAGAAATTCATCGGAGGCGGCTTCGTATTCTTGACGATTATGCTTCATGCGGAGCGATGATCGCTGAAGGTTGCCTAGTCCAACATTGAAAGCAAAGGAGACAAGAGCATCGAATTGCCCTTGATGAGCAAAACCAGAATTGCAAAATCGGGCAACGCCACGCTCAAATTTTGCAAGGTCTTTAGCCAGTAGAGCGTCCACTTCTTGGAGAGTCCAAACACGGTTATCCTCGGATCGTAGAGGGAACTGTAATCGTTCGGCTATAGGTAATTTAGCCTGTTCGGGATATAGAAGATGCCCGACCCCTACCGTCCATAGAGAGGCCGGACATCGATACGGGCGTGTCCTTACGCCCTCGTGATGCTTTATCATTTCTATACATTCGCTACTTACCTTACCCATGAAGCACCGGGAACATTAGGTATTTTTCCAGTTAAGTAGTGCAGCCAAAGAAAAAATGCCCATAAAGAAATTAACGCAAAAACAATAGTAAAACATACTGTAAATATCATTTGATTACGCGCTTGTCGAGCATCGTTTTCTTTAATGATTCTCAATTTTTCCTTTATTGCCTGATCTGCTTGTTTCTTTTTTTCAGCAAGATAAGCGTCTCTCTCGCTTTGACTCATGCTCCAAATTAAAGAATGCTCTTCTTCTCTCTGTCTTTCCCTAATTAATGCAGCCTTTGCAGCAGAGATATTTGCATCGATAGAGGCGTTATATTCTATCGCGGCTTTCTTTAACTCATTAGATGCAACTTTTGTTTTTATTTTTGCAGATGACTTTACACTATCAACCTGTCTTTGTTCTTTTCTATCTTCTCTGCGCGCTTTTTCTTTTTCCGCAATTTCACGAACATCCTCGACAAGCCCGTATGTCTCTTGAACCAAACCCCGCGTGGATTCGATAGTTGATTTAGCAGCCGATATTGGATTACCTACAGATTCGAGCAAATCCGATATCTTGTCTTTTTCGCTCATTTCTTTGCAAAGGCTTGCGATCCAAACCAGAAAGCAATAATGCTAGCAAGAATCATCATCTCATCGTCACTAAAGACATTTTCCATCGCAATAGCAAACGGGATTCCAGTTGTGTAGGCGTACCATACTCCCGCAATATTGATAGCAACAAGTTCAAGTACGAAGATATAAGTAACTACAGGACGAACTGATGCACGAAGATTAATCATCCAGCGAGAGGCACCTTTACCAATCTCCATATCATGTTGATATAAAGCAATTCGCTCATCGGATTTTGCCTGTATATCAATCTGTTCGGTCTTTATTTCCTCGACCTCTGCTTGATGTGCAAAACCTTTAGCGGCTAGTTCTAATTCTCGTTCTTTTTGCATAGCAAGGATCGACAATTCATGTTTCTTATCTTGTCGATCTTGAAAGAAGTCAAGAATTTTTGGCAAACCACCAGCAAGAAATGAAAGGAAAGTGCTAATCATTGTCATCATTTTTTAGCCCTCACAGTATCTGTCACTTTTTAATTCCTTCCTTAATCTTTACCCAATTTCCGGCTATAGAAACAATACCGGCAATAATTGCGATTATTCCCGCGATGAATGCAACGATCTCGTTAGCACTTGCAAGCCAACTCGTTCCTGCTGCGGCAACCGATGTTCCTGCGGCTATATCTGCCGTTCTCTGTGGTGCACTCATCTCAATATCTCCGAAGTTAAAATTAAGGGGGAGGCCCAGAACCTTCACGCTCAAGCGTTACGTCAACATCAACCGTAGCGGTAAGGGCCGTACCCGCTGTGCTATCGGTAACGGTGCAACGATAAAGAGCAGACTTAAATTCCCACTGACCAATTCCAGTTCCGGTAAATGTTGTCGTTGCAGATGTCGAACTATTAACCGTTAGCGTATCTCCGCTTACTTTTGACCAAGCATAGGTATAGGGAGAGGTTCCACCGGAGACGGAAACTGTCGTGCTATCGGAGGTAATATCTTCATCACTCGAAAGCGTATAAAGACTACTCGGACTTGCCGATGCAGACATACCTGTGCGTTGAATTGATATCGTTACCGTAGTCGTAGCCGTGGCTGCCAAGTTGTCGGTTACTGTGCAAGTAAACACGGCATCATAAGTTGTTCCAGATACGAGACTTGATCCCGTAAACGTACTTGTAGCCGATGATGCGCTATCTGCTGCGATAGAGGATGACCCGCTCGTTCTGGCCCACGAATAGGTATATGGTGATGTGCCTCCTGTAGCGGTTACGGTTGCACTATCGGTAGTTAAACTAGCAGCCGACCCGGATTTAGAGAGTGACGACGGAACAACGCTAGCCGTTAAAGTCGTAGAAATCGCAGCAGCAGCAGCCGCTACGCCATTCCCAACGGGCGACTCATTGGACGCGACTCCATCTTTAGAGCGAACTACGACCCAGTAATATCGAGTAGTCGTATCGGTCTTAGAAATGAAAACGGAAGTTGTATTGCCTTCCCAAACCTTTGTCGCGCTGCTAAATGGAGTAATAGAGGTATACTCCCAAATCTCATAAATCGCGCCGACAGGGAATACCGAAGGAGCCGTCCAACTAAGGTTGAATCCAGACGTTAAATTCTTGGCAGTTAAGTTAGATGCAGGAAGCGGCTTGTAATCGTTTGGCGTTGGATCGGTTACGCTTGTCGGGGTTTCGTAATCACCCGTAGCAGGATCAGTCCAGTTTGTAGAGGCTTCTTCGCGCAGTACTAACTCTACAAAGCCAGAAGGGTCAAATTTCCATCCCTCGCAACGAACCGTTTTGCTAGTCCATCCTATTTCAGAAAAGGTAACCGTACCCGTCTCAAATGGTCTAATCTTATAGGCAGACATTCCGCAACGAACCGTAGCAACTTCTCCGTTTCTGCTGCGGCGAGAAAGCAATATGGCATGGCGTTGCGCTTCGTATTCATTAGTGCAAGCAACAAAATCAGTCTGCAACCAAATCTGCTCACCGTCATTAGATACATAGGTCGTATTGATAACGGGCTGATACTCGGAGGCTTGCCAGTTTTTATCTTTATTTATGAACTGACCACGAACCGAATTATATCGCTGGTTATATGGATATGCGGTCGTAACGCTAATACCGCCGTCAACTAAGTCGTTATCGTCAAGCGTAAAAGCCGAGGATGACCATGCTCCAGCGTAGATTCTCCACTTGCCGCCAGAGTAATAGCACACGCCAGCCATCGCTTGCGCTAATACTTGAATGTTATCTTCAAATCTATCTGTTGCTATAAGCGTGACATTACAGGTATAACGTTTCTGAGTTGTACTTCCGGGAATGTTTACGTTTTCATCGCAAATATCCGCAGCATCCATAACGAGGTCGTAATCAATCTTCGTATCGTCCTCGCCTAATCCTAAGTTGTTATCGATAAGGTAATCGGCAAGGCAAAGGGCGGGGTTAGTTGAGTAAGCCCATGTCGTTCTATCATCTACTCTCTGTGAGCCGCTCCCACCTGTACGAGTCGAGTCAAGTCTAGGGTCATAGACTTTTTTACCTTGCACAAGGCAAGTAATCTCTGGCTTGCCTGTTTTGTAAACCGTCTCGTCATACTGATAGGTAAGAGCCATATAAGCAACGCCACGGCCGCGATGATTAGTCGTCCATTGGCTAGGAAATGCTTGGGCTAGTTTCCAATCTACCGTTTGCGAGATTGTTCCTGTATATCTTCGCACCCATGCCTTATTGCTATAGGTTCCAGAGGTAACTTTTCCGTCATTATCACTACCTGTAATAGCGGTAATCGTTCCAATCGCAGAACGATTAAAGTAAACCGTTCCAATTTGATTAACCTCATGTCCTGCAACGGCTAAAACTTGATGCAAAAATTCGTTATTCGAGCCAGAGACCATAGGGGGGATTACATTCATCCCTGCGATAAGTTGTTCTCCGTAAACAATACGACGAGGCTCTACGGTTCCACTAAATTCAATATCGTTACGAACCTTGCTAATTCTCGGGATTCCGATAAGGGCAATCGTGATCTTATTTAAGGCATAAATACCGCCGGCTATAACCGCAGCAGTAACTACCGTAGCAGCAACGTATGCAGCGGCACCTGTTGCACCTAAGTATGCAACAGTCCACAGGGCTGCTTGAAAAATTGATTGAGGCATTAGATAGTCCAGTAACAAATAGTGACCGATCTAGGCATATAGATAACGCCAGATTCGGAAACGGCTGCGATAGTATTTCCGACACAAATCCCTAATGTGTCGCCCAATGAACCATCAAACATCACAACATCGCCGCGTTGTGCGCGACCTGTTTTTGATTTTCCAAGATAATTAGAGACGGCTGCTTCTATTCCGCCTTCCTCTACAATGTATTTAATAGCGGAATCTTGATCGTGATATTTTTCTTTTAATTTTTCAGCAAATGTAGAATCGCACATCGCATCGACAACTTTTGCAGAGAAAAGACAGCAATCGTTATCGCCCCAAGCGAAAGGTTTAGATTGATGCTGCTCAATCGTAGACCACATTTTTTCAAGCCAATCTGATCTTCTAATCATTGCTGTTGTGTTGGTCGCGTATTAGGGTCTATATAAATTCCACCACCGCCATAGTTAGTATCTCTGGCTCCCCATTTACCGACAAATCCTTGAATCGTATGAATTAGATCGAAGAATCTATCGTTAGGATGAACAACTTGCTGATCTTGATTTGTATATCTGGCAACGCGAGGCTCTCTACGAAGGCGATGCTCACAAGTTAGTTCGATTACCGCAGAGCCTTTATCAATGTTAAAGGTCATTTGATTCATTCGACCTTCCCAGATCGTTTCTGGGGTATCGATAAATGCTCCTGTCGCTTGATTGATAAAGCCTAGGTAAAGAGTGACAGGTCGATTTTGATAAATCTCCGTCATCGCAGGAGTAATAAATACGCTATCTACGCCAGAAAGCGTGAGTTTTATCCCTCTAGCGACAATATCTACGCTTTCGTCGATGATATCTACGCCTCCGAATCGTCCGATTCCAGAGTAGGTATTGCCACCAAACGAAAGCGATCCCGCTCCATCGTGTACGCGAATAACGCCAGAGGCAAAGTCAATATCTGCTAAGACAACAACAACGATAGAAGCCTTTGCTGCCTCGGTTGCGTTATCGTTAGAAACAAAACGAGTCATGTGATGTCTTCGATAAGGTTAATTTCAATATCAGAAATAATACCCGGACTCGTCTCCCAACTTGTAGAGTCAGCAGCGAGCATAAATTTACCCATTGGGGAGCGAAAAATAACCGGCGCATTGTCAGCAGGGGAGGTTCTAAGAGAAGGCTCGAAGATCATATAGCCGTTACCAGAGCCGTCCGAGTTAACATCGGCCGTTAGTCTTTTTAACTCTCCGTTAACCTCAAACCAATCACCGGCTCGAGCAACTCCATTTGTAGATGTTGGCAAACCGTCAACGATAAGTTTATTTCCGGTTTGCGATGCGCCGTTTACTAGGATGCAACGGGCTGCGGAAACCCAAGAAAGAAATTGAAAATTTCCAGCAGATCGACCGCTAATGTAATCGTAAAAAGAAAAATGCGTAGAAGTGCCGGAGGCTGCAAAACTATCAACGTAGTAGCCGTCAGCCGTTCTAGTCACGCCGTTAAGCACATCAGTTGCACCTTGAGTCGTTCCCGCCTCTATAGAGGCTCTAGCGTTACCACGCCCTGCATAAAGCAGCATACGAACCGCATAGGGAGCCGAGGTGACGGTCGTTGCTGCCGATTGATAAACATATCGATCAGCGGTTACGCCGCTGCGGAAAAGCCTAAGACCGAAATGACTATCAGCCGAGATTTCTAACTCTGCGTTGCTAGAAGTCCAACCCGTTGTGTTAACCGTAGCGGCGTTATTACTCAATAACTCGGGGCAGGAAATAGAGCCGGCAATCGTATAGGCGGGATCTGTAAAGTAAACCCTGTTAGTTCTTCCACGCAAAGCGGCAAGCAAAGCAAGTAGCCTTCTGCGCTTTTGTCCTGTAGTCGCTCGATAGATAGCGCGAACGCTCCATCGCAGTCCGGGTCGAGAAACAGTACGAGTAGCACCAGAAAGCGGTGATAAAAATACCGCGCTATTGTCAACTAGCGTCCACTCGATACTAGAAGCAACAAGGTCGGGAGGTAGAACGTAATCGGTCATCGGCCTATCCCATAACGTCTATCAAGTTCGTCGAAGATACGACGATTATTTTCCTTCAAGATATTTGGCAAGGCTTTTTGCAAGTCAGCCGTAGCACCTCTAGCGTCGATGTTATAAACAGGGGCCAAAGTTATGCCTCCCATCTTGTTATTCGGAACAATGTTTCCAGATGCATTGGGGACAAATATCTCTGGGCCACGCTCACCTACTAGGTAAGACTTACCGCTAGATACAGGGCCACCCATAGCGCGAGTACCGGAAAGAGACGAAACGGCTGCTTTAGCAAAGTTTGCAAACATCCCTGTGCCGCCGGTAAACATGCCGAAGAATGAGAGCAGTATTTGTTGTGCAATCAACTGCGCCACCATCTGCCGCAGCATATTTACGAAACTTGAAAGCATCCCTCTTAACCCGCCCTCAAATGGATCAAACAGAAAGTTTGCAAAAATGTTTTGGATATTTTGGGCAGCAGTCCTAGCAAACTCCGTCATTCCGTCAAACTTATCTGACAGGTCTGGGATACCAGCACCAATATTTTCTATAAGAGCATTAACATCTTCAGATACTTTTTCGTTTATATCAAAAAATGTATTTGCTACGCTATCTTCAATGTTTTGCAGATAGTCTTTTATTTCCTGTTCGTTTTTAAGTTTGACTCTAATTCCTTCTATATGATCATCGAAGGCTTGTTGTGCTTCTTTTGCAATCCTAGTGGCTTCTTTTTTAGCAGCCTCGGAATCCTTGAATCCCGGCAAAGACATATTTTTCTGTGCATTAGCAAATGCAGCATTAGCCGCTGCAATTTCTTGAGGCGATCTTGTCGGACCAATCTTCGCCCCTAATGCTTTTTCAGTAAAGCCAGGAATTAAGGTCATCGCTCCTGTTTGACCAGATAGAACGTCGAAAAATTTAGTTAATGCAGGAGCAGCCTTAGCAATCAATGTTGTAGCGAAGGCATCATAACTTTGCCCTAATCTTTTTATTGCATCATCGGCTTGTGCCAATGCTTGAGCCTGTTCCGTAGATAAAACGGCACCTAATCTTTCTGCTTCTTCTCTTGCCGCTCGTATGCCTTCCGCACCAGACTCAAACATCGGGAGAAGATCAGCGCCAGCCTTGCCAAACAACTCAGTTGCCGCTCTAGCCCGATCTGCCGGATCGGTAAGCATGCTAATACGATCCGCGATCAACTCGAATTGCCTATCTGGATTTAGAGCCTGTATTTCTTTAAGCGAAAGCCCTAATGCGTCGAGTGCTTCTTTCTGGGACTTGCCTCCGCTACTGGCTTCAGACAATGCAATCTGCATTTTCCGCAAAGCAGTAGACAGGGAGTTAAGATCGATATCAGATTGTTTAGCGGCATAGGCAAGACTAGAAAAGGCTTCTGCTGCGATACCGGACTTTGCGGTAGCCTTTGCGATCTCGTCTCCGTACTGAATTGCGGCAGACGCAGTTCTAGTTAGGAATTGACCAACGGCTGCCACACCTATTCCAGCAAATGCCCTTTTAAGCAAAGAGGCTTGGTCTCCAATACCTTTTAGTCCACGCATCGCAGAATTGATTGCGTTCTGCGTCTTGTCGACTGCGGTAATGGTTACTTGTGCTTGCGCCATGCTCGCTCCTGATCCTCTGCCTCTAACTTACACGCGGCAAGTAGATAGTAGAAGTCGCTTTCGGTCATTTCAAAAATCTGATCTGGGAGGACGTGCAACCGTAACGATAAAGCGTAAATCGCCCTAAGTTGCCCGTCCTCGATCAGTTTTTTTCGGCATCCTCAACACTTGGAACTGGAGAGTTCATAGCCGAAACGATCTGAGTAATAACCTCTGGATCGTATTCGTTCATCAACTCCATGCGTTCGGCTTTACTAAAAAGCCTCTTACCTTCTTTATCTCTTGCTCTAACTATAAGGGTGATCGCCATAGCCTCTAGGTCGAGGATGGTTTCATCGCCCTTTTGTTTAGCAAGCATAAAGATTTCACGACGCTCGGAAAGCGTCATGTCGGGCCAGAAATACACGGTGGTATTCCAAGCCGGTACAGGTATCGCAACTAACGTCTCTGGCTTGCGCCGTTCAGCGAATTGCGATTTCGCCTGTTCTTTCCAGTTCATAAAAACCCTCTATTAAGAAGTTGCCGCCGTGAGTGCGCCGTTACCAATAAAGTTAAAAGTGATTTCCGTGATCGCGCCACGCTGCACGTTACGGGTGATTTCCGTAATCAGCGCGTTACCGCTATAACGAGTATCTCCGCTATCTATGCCTTCTGGGGCGAGAACCAGAGAAATGTTAGAGCCGGTCGTCATCGCGACTTGACCGCTCGTATCGGTTTCATCCCAGAAAGCAGTAACGCTACCGCTCCATCCGGTGATCGCAACCGTCTGATAAGTTTTTGCTGTATCAGCAAGGGTCGTATCTTCTGCATATTCGGCAGTAACCGTGAAAGAAAATCCGGTCACTTCCGCAACCGTATTTGACCCGACACGCACCAAGCCCTCTGTACCGTGATGAGTTGCCATATTTGCTCCTTAATTGATAATAGTTCCAGCGTCAGTCTCGGCAGTCCGGTAAGACACGCGGAACTGCATCCTCGCAGACCCTATCGGCGCATCGCCGCTAAAGTCTAGCGTTATTTGTGTATCCGTTAAGATACAATCCTTTGCCTTGCCATTAAGCGTGTAATTTGCGCCGATAGCGTTCTCGACCGACTCGCATAAACGATCAAGCCTGTCGTTTAGATAGTCCGAATCCCTAGCCACGACCTCTACGGTCAAGATCAAATCGCGATCAAATTTTCGTGGATACGTTAGGGTTGTGGTTGTTACGGAATCTGTATTCGTATAAATCAAAGCCATTGAAACTGTATCGGGTGGTATCGGATAAACGCGAGAAGCCGAAATCGTATTTGCTACGGCAGCGGTCGTCAGTATAGAAACGACCTCATCTCTAATTTGCGTTCGTGCGTGTGCCATTAGATGTTTCCAGTTTCCTGTATCAGATATGCACCGGCTTCGGTGAGCAAGTTTGCACCGTTCTCTAGCAAGATGTTATTAACTACCGCTTCTTCATACTTAGTTAAGAATTCAAGTTGCAATACCGTTACGCCAGTTCCGTCTGCTTTGAAATTCCTTACTTTGTATTCTTCGCAATCTATTAAAAGAAGATCGCCGTATTCCGGTCTGCACGGTAATGCAGCGGTCGGGATCGTGAACATAGGCGTTGCACTTGCGAACTCTACTTCGGCTACATCTACGCCTTGATAGGGTTCGTCGAAGATGCCTGTGATCTTGTACCGCGACTTCCTGTTTTTATAAATCGCTTCCGAGCCGAATTGCGTATCCCCGAGATCGACAATGCTTTTTAGCCACTTGTCCATTAGGGAGCGTCCAGTTCGGTAGATTCTTGTAGAACGAGAGTCGTCACGCCTGTGCC